CCGCCGCAAAAGCTGCAGTGGTACGCCTGCATGTAGCCTTGATCGCCCTTGCGGCGGTTGAGCCCGTGGATAGCCGTCCGGGCTTCATTGGCGTTCGCATAGCGGTGTTTGCCTTCGCAGGACCTGCGGCGGATGCGTCGTTTGCTGCTCATAGAAGCCACCACGCCAGCCCAACAAGCGCCACCGGCCCAGCCAGTGCAACCAACAGCGCCAAGACGAACCAAAAACCCTGCACGGCAACGTTGCGCCACTCCCGGCGCCGCCAGGCGCCGCGCAGCAGCCGCCACCGCTCCCAGAGCAGGAATAAGACTGCCGCGCAGAGCTGAAAGAAGCCATTCATGCTTCAGCCCTCCATCAGGTAGGAATTCACCAGGTCCACGATGTTGGCCTTGTCTTCCTCGGACGCGCCCAGGAAGGGCCGCGCCGGAATGTCGCCCCAGGGCAGCGGGAAACTACCTTCTCGGGTTGCATAGAACCCGAAACCGAACTCCCCCGACTTCGCTCCATAGTGGAAGGTGCCCGCGTAGATCATTGGGCTGCCGATGGCCACGGCGTCATCGCCCCGCAGCTGGTAGTCGATGGTGGTTGACAGCGCCCGCGTCTCACCTATACCGGGCTTCTTGGCCGCCAGCTTGGCAGCGCTGCGCTTAGTGAGTTCGCCGTCCTTCTTGCGGGCAAACATGGAGCTGTAGCGTGCCAGGGTCACCTCACTGTTGGGCGCCCAGGCGCTGCCATCTGGCGCGGTTGCCGTTTCAAAGCGCCGTGTGCTGGACTCGGTCATGTCCTGGCCGATCTCCAGCAGCACCGGCTTCATGTTCTTTGCGCGGTCCAGGAACCCATGCGTGTAGTCCAGTCCGCTGCGGTCCGTCAACTCGATCAATTGCGCCATGCTGGCCTCCTGGCTAAAATCAACGTGCCTTGCACAGCATCAACCCCCGGGTGTTTAAACCCGGTTCCGTCAGCAGACGTTCTAGGTTGAGGGGTGCAAGGCTTTTTCATTTGGCGGTCTTGATCACCAAGCTGGTCAGAGAAAGCGAGCGATTGCGCTTGCCCGACAACACTTCCCACACCGCACGAAACGTCTCCCCGCCAATGACCTTGGTAGCCACCAGCGTGGGGTTGCCTTGCCGCGACTTCTCGCCCGCACGTAACGAATCCGGGTCATTCAGCACCGACTCCAGCAGAGCAAAGTCTCCGGGCTGCGCGGGCCGCTGGCCACCACCGTCAAAGCCGTGCGAAGCCTGCACGTGGCGGGGGGCATCGGCTGGCAGCAGCACGGTGTAGCCCTTTGTGTCCACGTCGAGGGTCTCGGCAATCCAGTCAGGGCGCTCGACAAAGCCCAGCCAGAGCGGATCACGCCGCTGGCGGTCTGCCAGAACATCGCGCACAAAGTCAGGCACCTTGTCATCGGCATTGATGTAGCGATTCACGTCGGCCGACAGCGCCTTGCTGATCGCCGGGGGGTAGTCGATCAACTTCTCCTGGACGAAAGTGCGCAGATCGTCATCAGCCCGGGCGCCTGGCGCATAGTCCCAACCCTCGTCGATGCCCACTGGCGCGCCCGTGGCCGGGTCAACCTCGGCCCAGCCCTCCGGTGGCGCCGTTGCATCCCCGTCGCTGGGCGCGGCCACAGCAACAACACGGCATTTGCAGCCCCAGCCATTGGGCGGGAAGTGCGTGTTCCAAAACGGGTCGTCATGGCGCAGCGTCAGCCGCATGTCGCCCCAGCGCTTGTGGTGCGGCCGGGGGTGCGTCACGCTGTCGTTGTGCACATAGCGCCAGAACGGCCTGCGCTTGACCAGGTCAGGGTCAAGCAGCTGGGCCCGGCGCCCGGCTGCGTATGAAGTCATCAGGTTGGTTTGATAGATCACCCGCGTGCGCCAGGCCTCACCCGCCTTGGTGCCTTCGCCAGTCCAGCCCGTCCAACCGTGCTTTGCCACGATTTCCGCAAAGTTCTTGCGAAACTCCCCAATAGAGCCGCCCTGAACGGCCTTGTCCACCGCTTTGCGCAAGTCGTGCAACAGGTCGGCCTTGGTCGCGCCCGCCACCACAAAGGCGCGATCATGGGCAGCACGCTGAATGTCGCGCCAGGTTTCACTCGGCAGGTTGAGCTTTCGGCGCAGAAACTCGATCTGTTCCAAGAACTCCTGGCGAGCACCTTCCACCGTGGAGCGGGCTACATCTCCAATCTCAGCCACCGCTGCTCTCCAGCGCGGCGCGCTCGCGGCCCTGCAGGTGCGCCAGCTCAAAGGCAAGCGCCATCACTTCAACAAGCTCTGCCGTGGGCAGGCCATCGTATGCCTCGGCTACGGCATCTTGCAGTGCCTGCGGATCTGAGTGAGCCGTAACGATTGCTCGCAAATCACGCACCCAAGCAGTCACCACTGCTGCGGTAGCTGGCCCCAGCGCAGCGGCTGCAGCGGCAACCGGCGCCGGTTGCCCGGGCTCCGCGAAGCTCGCGGCCTCGGCCTCGCGCTCCTCGGGCTCTCCATCCAGCTTGGCTGGCCCTGGTGGCGGCGTCTCTGTGGCCGTGGTTTGAGGTGGTACTGGCGGCGGGGTTGGCGCTTTCTTCTTGCTCCAGCCTTCACCATACTTGGCGCGGATGGTGTTCTCGTCCAGTTCAAAGCCCATGTCGTAGATGAGCTTGTCCGCCTCGGCTTGCGTCTTGGTGTCCTCTTCCTCCTGGATGTTGCGGTACACATGGCAGGGCTCCAGCCCGTTGTACTCACAGATCCAAGCCACCAGCGTTTCGTTGATGGTTTCCGAGAGCAAGTCACTGTCCGCCTGTGTCAGGTCTTGGCGCACATCCTTGCGCTCCTTGCTGGCGGCGGCCAGTGCACCCCCGCCAGAGCGCGCAGGCTCTTGGCCGGTCAGTACCTCGCTGATCCAATCGTCCATGTACTCACACAACTGCTGCTGCGTGGTCACATTGCCAGAAAGCTTGCTCTCCAGCAGCGCAATCTCCATGCCCTCCGGCGTCATCAGGTAGCCGTCGTTTGACATGGCGCGCAGCGCATCGGCCAGCGTGCCTTTTTCCTTCGGGCTCGCATTGCGTGGATATTTTCCGTGGGGGGTGGGCGAGCCAAAGCGGTCACACAGCTTGTTCCAGGCCACGATCCCCTTGCGCTTGAAGAACACCGGCCAAAAGAGCTGCAGGCCCAGGCCCGTGCCATAGGGGTTGTCATCCTCTGGGTTCACCCGGTGCACGATGAACTTGCGTTCCGGTACCGGCACACCCTTCAGCATGTTTTCCCGGGTCAGCAAATGCAATCTGGCGGGGCTGTTCTCATCATCCTGCACGTACACAAAGCGGCGCTGTGCCCGTTTGATAACGCGCGCCGGTACCACTAGGCCATCGCGCACCGTCCAAACGATCTCAGACACCGCAAAGCCAGCCAGCAGGGCCTCCAACAGCTCCCCGCACATCCGGTCAAACGCAATGCCCTTCAGGATCTCCGTCAAGGTCTCCGCATCCTTGGTGCCTTTCGCGCTTTCTTTAACGCGCGGCTCCACCTGCCAGGGCTTGCCCACCAGCGCAAGCTGACGCTTTTGCAGGCCCGAGAACACCTTGCCATCCCGACGCAGGTCGCGGTACAGCTCCACGCCCCCATTGCCGCGCTCCAGCAGCAGCGGGTCATTGGTGCGCAGCACCCCCATGTAGTGCTGCTCGAAGGGGTCGCGCAGCCGGTTGGCAAATTCAGCGTCCAGCTCGGGCTGGCCCGGCGCTGCAGGCGTGGTCGAGCGGTCAGCCCGCACAGGTTTAGCCATGGATGAAATCTCCCAGCGGCTGGCTGCTCTCGCGTGGGCCGCCGCTTTCATATTCGATAGGGGCAGACGGGTCGGAACCCGCGTGCAATGCCAGCGCCAGCGCCCAGAAGCGGTCGGCGTGGCCATTGACCTTGGTGCTGTCGTCGCCGTCCGCAACGAAGCGAATATTTCCCGCCGCCGTGGTGGTCTTTTGCACCTTGCGCAAGTCGGCGCGGATCTTGGGGTCCTCGGGGATACGCACCTGGCGGTCCTCCATGGCCCCCTTCAACGGATAGGCCAGCGCTTCCTTCACCTGCGCGGTGAAATTCACGGCCTCCACCCGCTGCTCGCCAAACTGGTCTTGCGCGTCATCCGCCCAGCCAATGCCCAGCCCGGTGGAGTCGATACAGACGCGGTCGCAGATCTTGAACCACGGCCACAAGATGGCTTCCTGCGCGCTCTTGCGCATCTTCTCCATCGTTTCCACGTGGCGCGTGTAGAAGACATCGCCCAGCTGCTCCACCACCCACAGCACGGTCAAATCCTTCTTACGACCGATGTCCACGCCAGCGAACAGGCGCCCCTGAAAAGGCCCTTCCAGCCCGCGTTGCCAATCTGTGCCACCGGAGTACTCGCACGCCGTGATCAGGTTGTATTCCAGAAACTTGGCATCGTCATCGGCCGGGATGCACATGTACTCCTGGTCGAAAGACTCCTCATCGGCCGCGCCCGACTTCACGAAGTCGAAGTACTCAGCCTCATCCATGGCTTGCTGCTCCGCGTCGGCCGGCAACGACTGCTGCAGCTTGAACAGAAAGCCCTGGTCCAGAGCATCCTGCAGGGTCACACGATGAAGACTGACCTTTTTTGGATTGCCACCGTACCGCGCCTCCCGGATCAAGTTGTTGAAGAAGCTGTGCGAGCCACGGTGCGTGCTGAATGCTTCGAGCTTGCCGCCCCAGGTGATGCCTGGGTAGGCAATGGCCCACATCTTCCGCTGATCACGGTGGAGAGCGAACTCGTCCAAGATACGACTGCCCCGCTTGCCCGCCTGAGCGTCAGGGTTGCTGCTCATGCTGTGGATGCGCTTACCGCTGGCGAACTGCAGAACATACGCGCTGATCTTCTTTTCTGCGTCCAGCACCACCTCGCCAAGGTCCTTGGCAGCCATTCCCATGATCCCCGCCCACAGCTTGCAGTCCTCGATAAACAACCGGGCCTGGACTTCGTCTCGGCTGCTCACCCACTCATCGAATCGGGCCCCTTGGGCAGCTGCGCGTTCATCTGCTCCATAGGCTGTGCACCACGTCCAGCCAAGCTGGCGCGATTTCTCACCCAGCTTCAGGCGCGATTCGTCCATGATCCATTTGGACTGGTACGGCAAAAAGATCGCGTCGCGATCCTTTGGAATGCACTTGGCGCGGCCTTTGAGCGGGGCCATCACTCGATCCCCAGCGCTTTGCGGATCTCGGACTTCGTTGCCGCTGTCACACCGCCCTTATTGGGCATGGCCGCCAGCTTTGCCCGCTGCTCTTCCAGCAGTTCCCGGCGCGCCTCTTCCTTGGCAGCGGCGCGGGCCTCCATGCTGAAGCGCTTGTGCGTCACGCTGGCCTTGCCAATCTCCGCCGCGTTCTTGAACAGCTTGTTCACGTCCACATCCTTGGCGTCGATCTCCAAGTCCATGAGCAGCGTGAAAATCTTTTCCTGCGTCATCCGCACCACAGCCGAACCGAGCTTGTCCTCGTCATCTGGTGCCGCATCCACCAGGGCGCGGGCCTGCTCGCTGGCCATCTTGAGTTGCGCCATGCGCTGCTCAAAGGGCGAGCCGTAGCGCTGCAGAGCTGACTTGGAAACATCAGCACCGCGCGCCTTCAGATCGGCGGCTAGCTGCACATAGTCTCCAAAACCGCGCTTCACCAACTCAGCATCAAGCCACTCCTTCAGCTCAGGCGGCAGCGAATGGACCTTGCTACGTGGAGCCATGGATCACCCCTGAGTCAGGCGCGGCCGGGCAATGCCTGGCTGGGCGTCAATCGTGTACTCCACGAACTCAATCCCCGTGCGGGTCAGGTCCACGAACCACCGTTCGAGGGGGTCTCGCGTGATGCGTACCATCTCGCGCTCTTCCAGATAGTCCAGCTCGCGGCGGATCTCCTGGTGGGTGGCGTCGGGATATACCGACTGAACGATGGGCAGCAGGGCCTCGGTATAGATGCCCACTGGGCGGGACAAATCGACGGCCGACAGCAGGTGCCAACGGATGGCCTCGCGGCGGGCCTTGAGCGCAGCAGCGGAATAGTTAAGAGTCATTGCAGGTTCCCGTTGCGGTTGTCTATGGCGCGCTCCACGCGCAACGCAAAGTTGTCGATGCGCGTGTTGATGGTTCCCAGGGTGTGCACGAAGTCATCCCGACGGACGTAGTCGCGGGGCAGCTCGGCCTGGAATCGCAAGAATGAGATTTCCAGCTGCCGGGTAGATGCGGCCTCGCTCTTGAGCTCGTCGCTCATCCGGCCGATGGTCGAAGCCAGATCGGCGAATTTCTCATTGATCCGGCGCTCCTGTTGGGTGCCGATGTACTTGAGCAACCCCCACAAAATGCCGAGAAACGTGCCCGCAATCGTGATGATTGCAACGATGCTGGAGAGGTCAAAATTGCTCATTGGTGCTGGGCGTCTTGCGCCTCTTGGTGGGCAGAAGACGACCCGGCCCGGCAGACGCTGATCGCAAAGTCCTGCAGGCCGATCACTTGGTCTCGGAGTCCATCAGCCTCTGCCGCCAGCTCTTGATACGCGCCAGCGCTTTCTCCGAATAGCTCTCGGGCTGTACGGGCTTCGCCAGCGCAGGCGACAAGTCCGGCATCTCCTGCTGGGTAGGAATCGGGGCGGCTGTTGAGGCGGGCAATCTCGGTGTGCAGGCTGCGCACAGCAGCAATGGCATCAGCATTGCGAGCACGGCGCGCAGCCTCGCGTTTGGCGTCTTCATGGGCGGTCCTTTCGGCGTTGCGAAATTTGATGGCGTTGTCGCGGGCAGTGGCCGCGTTGCGGGCGTTCTCTTGTGTGTCCCAGGCATGCTGCACACGGGCCGCGCCCTGGGCGTCGCCTTTGCTCACCAGGTGGGACTGCCAGAACTTCACGCCCGCAATGGCAGCGGCAATGGCTAGCGCGATTGCGATGGAGCGGATGCTGAAACTCATAGCCCAGGCCCCCATTGCGCATAACGCGGTTGGATAACGATCAGGATGCGGTGCGGGTAGCCCAGGTTTTCTTTGCAGTGCACGGCAGCGCGGCGGGCTTTGCCGCAAGCTGCATCAACCTGGGCGCGCGAAGGCTGAGCGAGCCCGGTACTCGCTGCCTCTCGTTGCCAGTGGCCTAGCCCGCCGTTGTAAGAGCGCAGCGCGACCCACATACGATCACGCGGCGAGTAGTGCGCTGGTGTGCGGTCGTACAGCCAGCGGTCGTAGGTGACCAAGGCGCGAAGCGCCCAGGAAGGGTTGAAGGGCTGCTGTAAGGCAAGCTCAGGGTCCAGGCCCGCGATCCACCGTGTGGTGGCTGGCATGAACTGGGCCAATCCCTGCGCCCCCACGTGGGAGACGGCGCCGGGCCGCCAGGCGCTCTCTTGGTGCACCTGGGCCGCGAACACCGCCACAGGGGCATTGATGCCCCATGCGTAGCGCGCAGTGCGGATCAGCAGCGAGCGATGCTGCAGAGCCTCGCGCGGCACCTGAGCCTGGGCTTGCGCGCAGCTTGCGGCCACGGTGGCCACCACTGCAACCACCAGCCAGCCCAGCGCTGGGATGCGGGACCGCCAACGCATCACAGCCCCGCAGCCACACCCAACACCACACAGCCCACCACAATTGCGCGGCGCAGCTGCGCAGTGCAGTAGGCCGCCAGGTATTCGGCATTGGCAATGGGATAGTCCACATCGCCGTCGGGTTCATCGGTGCCCTTGCGCCAGTCGCGCCACAGGAACGAGTCCGGCCGCGCATAGGGGAACAGGGCACGGTCAAGCCAATAGCCGATCACCGCGGCCAGGGCGATCAGCGCGGCTTTGTAGAGGACCACCGGAAGATTGTCCGGCTTGATCACTGCGATGGCCGCAAGGAGCAGCACCGCGAGCACGAGGAACAGGCTATTGCGCGGGGCGCGAAGCCAAAGGGGGATGTGGTCTTTGAGCGTCATGCACGGCAGGATGCCGTGCGCGCGCGAAGCGTACTAAATGGCGCGCGCCATTGTTTGGCGAGCGATAGGGCCGATGGTCACTCCTGAATAGCAGTGAGCTTGCCGTTCTCAAAATAGAGGTATTTTCGGGGGGAATCCAAGCGGCCAAAGCCACCGTACACCACTTGCTCGCGCACACCACTTGCGGTCGAAGTGGTGTTCGTACTTTTGGGGAATCGCCATCCCGGAGCGCAGAGCGCATCGTCCTTCGACATGCCAATAGAAAGCGCCGTGATGCCGCGCGCGTTGCACGTGTCATTCACGGTTTGATACGCCTTTTTGATCTGCTCTGTTGATGCATCCAAACTACGTTGAAAGTCCGACCTTCCGTCTCCACTCGCTGGACGGACCTCGATCTGCTCTCCCTTGCCCACGCAAGGCGCGTCCTGGAACACGGTCTTTCCATCAGGCCCAGTGCACTTGTAGACAGCCCACGCCGGTGCGGCTGCGGACAGCGCTGCAGATAGGAAGATGGCTGATTTCATCATTGCTTCGCCTGCAACTGTCGCAGCTCTTTCTCTAGTCCTTCCAGGTTACCCTGGAGCTCACGAGTCTTGGCTTCGCAAATAGTGGCGGCGGCCTGCATCTCTGTTGAGATGGATTGCAACCAGGTGGCGCCTGCGAGATTGTTGTTCGCGCGGCTCTTTTGAGATGAGAGCTCACGCTGTTTGGAGTCGCAAGCGTTGCGATGGGCCTGCAGCGCAGCGCGGGCGTCGGGAACTCCACGGTTCTCAAGGAACGTTCTGCGCTGCCAGCTCTCGCCAAATGCGCCTTCCTTCTTCTGAGGCGCTGCCGCTGTAGCACCGGCAGGCGCTTCCGCCGCCGTGCCTGCAGGTGCCGCAGCAGTGGGAGTTGGGGCAACCGGTGCGTGCCCGCTTGCCGGCCTCACCACAATCTCCTCTCCCTTTCCAGCGCAAGGCGCATCCTGAAACACTGCTTTGCCATCCGACCCAGTGCACTTGTTGATGGCCCATGCCGGGGCGGCCGCGATCAGCGCTGCAGATAGAAAAATAGCTGGTTTCATCACTGCGATTTCTCCCTGTTCCGGATGGTTTTTGCTAGGTAGGACTGTACCCGGTGCAGGTCCGAATGAGGTATGGCCTTCACCAGCTGTGTCTTGAATTCCCGCTCCATAAACCTCTTGAACCCCGCGAGTTCTCTGTCTGTGAGCTGGCCGCGCGCCTTCAGAATTTGAGACACAACCTGCTTGTGCTGATCTGCAGCCATGGTGCCAACGGGCTGCGGTTGTTTCATCGGTGGATGTGTGGCGGTGGCCGGGTAGAAATGCTGGTGCACCACTTGCATTCCGCCCTCCACCTTGCCCACCTGAATCGCGCCGTCCCCCTGTACTTTTTGTTTTGGCAGCAGCTTGGCGATCCACGCCAAGAGCTGCTTCGGTAGCTCACCCAAGTTTCACCTCATCTGTTTTTGATACGGGCCTTGCCTGTCACGCTACCAATCTGGATAGCGTTGTCGCCCACAATTTTCTGACCGCCGTCCCTCTTCCCTTCGGCTTTCTTGCCGTTCCCAGCGCGAAACCCTGCGGATAGAACCGCAGCCTCTTGAAGCAGCCTCACCTTGGCTTCTTCGCTGCAGTTTCGATAGCTGGCAAGCAGCGCCATTTCGTCGGTCTGCAGCTGGTTGAGCGCCTTGCGCAGCGCATCGGCATCCCCTAGGTCAGCGTAGAAAAGTATCTCCATCAACAACCGGCTGTAGTGCGGTTCCAGCCCGTCGATCTGGGCCTTGCCGGTGGCCAGCTTCAGCAGATCCATGCGTCTGCCCATCTCGCGCTCGCCCTCGCTCTGCAGCATGGGGCCTTCCCCGGTAGCGAGCCAGTCCCCACGGATGTGGAGCTTCGTGATCAGGGCCTCGCTCTCCTCACGGGTGAGGTTCTTCACTCGGCCCGAGGTCATCGCTTTAACGCGGCTCAGCGACACCCCCAGCAATTCGACCAAATCGGATTGCTTGAGACCGCACTCGCGCATCACGTGTTTTAAAAGTTCAGAAAGCAAACCAAACCCCTTGCAANNTTTGAAAATCAAACCTACAATCACATTCATCAACAGCACCACGCGCAAATCAACAGCGACTTACACGCCGGAGAAAGCCATGAGCCAAACCACCTCTCACCCCACTGCCAACCAGATCAAGCACCGGCTGCGCCAGCAAGGCATGACCCTCAAAGAGTTCGCCAAAGCCAATGGCTTCAAGTACCGCACCGTCAGCGACGCCGTGCGCGGTGTGCGCATCGGCAACTACGGCGAAGGCCGCGACGTGCGCCTGAAGCTGGGCCTGCCGGTCAACGACTGATCACTGCACGAGGTTCAAAGTGGTGCATTCGCCCAATGTAACAAATCGCCGCGACAGTCTTGGCTGTCCGATGAGCACACCCATCTTGGGCTGTGTGGCCAGCAACGTGCGCCGCCTCACGCCCGAAGTCCAGCGCGACGCACGCGGCAGCTACTTCTCGGGTGACCGTTCGGTAGCCATGGCAAACGCAATTGCGGCCGACATTCGCCGCCGTGCGCTCACTGAACCAGGCTATCTGGATCACTGGAAGGCTGGCGCAGCATCTGCGCCGCCTCTGTCAGCCCAAAGAACCAACCGGGCAGATGCTCCGCACGCACGGCATGTTCTTCCAGGCGTTGCGCCAACACGTCGACGTTCAGCACGCCTTGCGCAGCCAGCGCGCGCGCCAGCTCCAGCCACATCTGCTCGATCACGGCAAGTTGCATGCCTTGTGTTTCGAGCTGCTGCGCAGCGAATTGCTGGCGCATCGCTTTCATATCGTCTTCGCTCGGGGTCATGGCCCATGTCCTTTCAAGGGGTGAGGTGATGGCTGTACTTTGCCAGCACGAAAGCCCTTTGCAGCGTTTCCAGCCGGGCATTTGTTCGGAAGCGGCAGCACGGAGGGGCTTCTGATGCACCGCGCCCCTTTGAAACGCCAGCGTGCCAACAGCCTCGTGCACGCACTGCGCCTGTGCAAGGAATACGCACAGGCCAAGCGCCACCTCAGTGTGGAGCGCATTGCCGACCGCATGGGCACCACGCACGACAGCCTCTACAAATGGCTGGCCACCGGCCGCATGCCTGCCATCCTGATCCCGGCCTACGAGCTGGCCTGCGGCTGCCACTACGTGAGCGAGTGGTTGGCCGCCAGCAGCGGCGCCCTGGTGGTGCCCATGCCCACCGGCCGCAAGGCCGAGGGCGCCGAGCTGCTCGACATGAACAGCAGCTGCGCCGCCGCCCTGCAGCTGCTCACCCAGTTCTATGCCGCCCCCAAGGAAGAAGACACCGAAGCCACCCTGGCCGCCCTGCGCCTGCACCTGGAGCAGGTGGCCTACCACCACCACAACGTGGCGCAGCACGCCACGCCAGAACTGGAGTTTTGAGCATGGAAACCCCACACGACCCATTTGACGCCATCGCCCTGGGCTTGCCCAGGCCCGGTCCCCAGCTGGCCACCAGCGCCCAGGTTGACGAGCTGATGCTCGGCGCCTTTTTCCCTGGCCGCCCCGCCCGCAGCAGTGCCTACAAGCTGGGCGTATTGGCGAAGTTGCGTCTGGTTCTGCAGCGCGAGCGCCTGGTCTGCCCCTACGCGCAGGGCAGCGCTGAGTTCGACGCATATTTTGCGGGCGCCGAAGAGGGCTCGCTGATTGCGAACGGCTACATGGAGAGCCTGGCATGAGCCGCGCCACAGACTACACCAACGCCGCGCAGCAACGCATCCTGCAACTGCAGTTCGCCCTGTGTGGCGACGTGGTGCATGGCTACCCGCCCAGCAAGCTGGCCGAGTTGCTCAACGCCACGGGCAGCACCATAACCCGTGATTTGGACAACCTGCGCACCGCAGGCATTGCCGAGCGCGATGAGGCCACAGGCAACTGGCGCCTTACCCCCCGCCTGCCGCAGCAGGCCATCAAAGTTTTAAACGCCATCGACGCAGCCCAGCGCCGCGTGGATGAAGCGCGCAACCGATTCACCCGCAACCCTGATTGAGAGAGACCCATGGCACGCCAGAAAAACGCTACGGAAGTACACGACGTGGAAGAAAAAAACATAGACAAGGACAAGCTGAGCAGCGCCATGGTTGCCATGCGTGAGCAGGACGTGGCACAACGCGAGCAGGAAGATATCCAGTTGGCCCAGGCAGCGCAGGCCGTGGGCGGCGCTCTCATGGCGCGGCTGCACAAGAGCTTCTCGCACGCTGCCGAGGTGCAGATGTTCAACCAGGTGCGTGACTTGCCACTCAGCGTGCTGCGGCGAATCCCGCTCCCGAAATTACCCGATGCGTCGGGTAGTTTTGAGTCCACCTTACAAGGGGATGCGGAAAAAATGCCCGATACGTCGGGTAATTTGGATGAGTTCTGTCGTCGCGTTTTTGGCCGGTCGTACAACACCATGCTGGAAGAAGCGCAGAACCTGCACCTACTGGGCGAGCAGGCCTACGAGGTATCAGCCCGCCTGCGGATCAGCAAAAGCGCCCTGCGCCTGACCCGTGCCCTACCGCCCGAAAAGCTGGAGATCGTCCGCGCCGCTATCGGCAACGGCAGCACAAAGGCTGAAGTTCTCTCCGTTATTGAAGACCTGGCCGAGAAGGTTCAACAGGCTGAAAGCGCCATCTCCGAGGAGAAGGCTGAGCACGCGGCAACCCGCACTGTGCTTGAGAAGAAGACCCAGCGTATCAGCCAGCTCGAACGCGACCTCGCCCGCATTGAGAAGCTGCCAAAGGACGAGCAACTTTCAGCCATCAAAAAGGAAGCCACGGTCATCGCCAATGATGCTGAGGGCTTCATGCTTGGCAACTTGCGCCAGGCGCTTCTCAAGATCAAAGGCCACGCCAGCACTAGCGACAACGACGCAGAACATGGCGTGTTCATGGCCGGACTGGTAGGCCAGGTACAGGCAAAAATCACGGCTCTTCGTCAGGAGTTCAACCTCCCCGACGTGAGCAATGCGAACGAACAGCGCCTCGCCGCTGAAATGTCCGAGTGGGACAAGGCGTAAGGCTCGCATCTCACCATGGCGGCAAACGTCACTCCCCCAATCAACGAAGCGCTGGTGCACGCCCGCTTGGGCGATGTGGAGCACGGTAACAAGGGTGCACTCATCGACGAGCTGTGCGCTGCCACGGGCCGATCGCGTTCAACGATCTACCGGGCGCTGCAGGAAACCACATTGCGCCCACCGCGCCGCCAGCGTAGCGATGCTGGCGAGGTGACCCTCACCCGCGAAGAGGCCAAACTGATCTGCACCATGGTCATGGAGGGCATGCGCAAAAACGGAAAGCGCCTCTACACCATTGATCACGCAGTTACCGTGTTGCGCGCCAATGGGGCGATCCGCGCTGAGCGCGTCGATCCGAGCACGGGCGAATGCAAAGCGCTCTCGACAAGCGCCATAGCCCGCGCGATGCGCATCTACGGTCTGCATCCTGACCAGCTGCTGCAGCCTGCCCCAGCGCGGGAGCTGCGCAGCCTGCACCCCAACCACGTATGGCAGATCGATGCCAGCCTGTGCGTCCTGTACTACCTGGAGACAACCAACCCGGCCGAGATGGGCCTGCAGGTGATGGAGGCCAAGAAGTTCAACAAGAACAAGCCCAAGAACCTCAAGCGCATTGAGGACCGGCGCGTGTGGAGCTACGAGGTTACTGACCACAACAGCGGCTGCATCTTCGCCATGTATGTGTTTGACGGCGAGAGCGCAGCCAACATCGCTGCATGCTTCATCGCCGCGATTCAGCAGCGCGGGGACGATCCGTTCTATGGTGTTCCCTTCATCTTGATGATGGACATGGGCAGTGCCAACACCAGCGGCATGTTCAAGAACCTGCTGCGCCGCCTGGATGTGCAGCAAATTGCCCATGCACCCGAGAACGCCCGTGCAACCGGCAGCGTGGAGAAGGCCCGCGACATTCTGGAGCGCGAATTCGAGGCCGGTTTGCGCCTCAAGCCAGTCAACAACCTGGAAGAGCTCAACGCTCGGGTCGCGCGGTGGATGCGCTGGTTCAACGCCACCAAGGTTCACAGCCGCCACAACAAAACGCGAACGCTGCAATGGATGACTATCCAGCCCGAGCAACTGCGGATTGCCCCCAGTCCCGAGCTGTGCAGGGAACTGCTCACCCATGCACCTGTGGAGCGCAAGGTGAGCGACAAGCTGCGGGTGGAGTTCAACCGCGCCGAATACGACGTAAGCGGTGTTCCCAACGTCATGGTGGGCGAGAAGGTCCTTGTCACCTACAGCCCCTACCAGGCCGACGCCGTACTGATTGTGGACACCGATGCTGATGGCAAAGAACTGCTGCATATCTCGCCGCTGGTGGCAAAGGGCGACGACGGCTTCAGCCTGGGCCAGCACAGCAACGTGATTGGTGAGGACTACCGCCGACACGCCGACACGCGGGCAGACGCGAACCGCAAGGAGGTCGAGCTGCTCGCCATGGAGGCTGAAACGCTTGAAGAAGCCGCCGCCAAGCGCAAGGCAAAGGCCACCGCGTTCGGCGGCCGATATGACCCAGAAAAGCACATTGTGGAGGCCACATTGCCTACTTTCATTCCGCGCCGAGGAACCGAGCTGCAGACCACCACCCGCGTGGCCCAGGCCGAGCCCGAGCTGCTCACCCACTTTGAAGCCGCCAAGGCCCTGGTCACCAAGGGCGTGGCCATGTCGCCCGAGCTGGTGGGCACCCTCAAGGGCTTGCACCCAGATGGTGTACCCGAAACGGAGCTGGACGCCCTGGTGGCCCGCCTCACGGTGCGTGCTGGCCTGCGCGTGGTGGGAGGTAGCCAATGAACACCGCTGCAACCATCACCAACCTACCACCGCTGCAGCCCATGCTGGCCGAGCTGGGCATACCCGCCCGCGACTTGGCCCGCGCCGCCGACCTGTCGCGCAGCGCCGCCAGCCGCTTGGTGGCCCATGGGCAACTGCCCGCCCGCCGCGCTAGCGAAGTGCGCCAGCGGGTGGTGAGCTTTCTCAAGTCGCGTGGCGCCTCCATGGCGCACCTGCGCGACATCGTTTTGCCCCCCGCAAAGAAGTTGGCCCCGACGTGCTTGCAACACGCCGAGGCCGCCCCCGTGAACCCAGAACCAACCGAACCCAAGGAGGAAGAGCCAATGTTACTGAAGAACGAAACCCTCACCCCGGCAGCGCGCAAAGCGTTTGGCCTTACGCGCAGCCCCTTCGTCGATGACATTGCCAGCCGCGAAGACGTATTCGCCACGCAGCACGGCCGCTATGTGCGCGCCGCCATGCTGGACGCAGCCACCAACCATGGTTTCATCGCCATCATCGGGCAGTCGGGCTCGGGCAAGTCCACGCTGCGCGAAGAGCTGGAGGAGCGCATCCGCGAGGAGCACCGCCCCATCGTCCTGATCAAGCCCTACGTGCAGGGCATGGAGGCCAGCGAGGCACGCGGCAAGCCCCTGCGCAGCGGCCACATCGCCGAAGCCATCGTGGACGCCCTGGCGCCCGGCGTGTCCCTCAAGAGCAGCCCACAGGCCCGCTACAAGCAGGTGCACGAGCTGCTCAAGGGCAGCCGGAGCGCGGGCTATACCCACCTGCTGGTGATTGAGGAGGCCCACCGCTTGCCCATCCCCACCCTCAAGCACCTCAAGAACTTCATGGAGCTGAAAGATGGCCTGCGCCGCCTGCTGGGCGTGTGCCTCATCGGGCAAAACGAGCTGTTCGACATCCTGAGCGAACGCAACCCCGAAGTGCGTGAGATCGTGCAGCGCTGCGAGCAGATCACCATGGAGCCGCTGGACAACGATGTCGAGGCGTACCTGCAGCTCAAGTTTCAGCGCATGGGTCTCTCGCTGGACAAGGTGTTTGAGCCGGATGCGATGGACGCGATCCGGGCACGTTTGATCCACACGGCCCACGGCCGCAGCCACGAGGTGGTGAGCATCTGCTATCCCCAGGTGGTCAACAACCTGGTGTGCCGGGCGCTCAATGCTGCGGCTGCCGTTGGCTTCCCCAAGGTGGATGCCCAGGTGATTGCGGGGTGCTGAGCCATGGCCATCTACCGCATCAAGATCACCATGGCGGACGGCTCGCGGGGCCGCTGCACTGGCATCTTTACCGATGGCTTCGAAGCCGTGTTGCAAACCCTGGCGGACTTCCCCGAGGCGCGCAGCGTGGCGGCCATGTTCATTCGGAGGGCCGCAGCGTGAACCGAGCACTACGTTCTGCCCAACATGACACCGAGTCGCTGCCGCCTGGTGGCTACTACTTTGCCCCCGGCACAGTGGAGCACGGCCCACGCCGCGCACGCCGCATCACCGGCTGGCGCCGCCTGGTGCTGGAGGCCATCGCCCTGCTGGCGGTGTCTGGCCTTATCGGCTTTGCGGCCGGTGTGCTGCAGGCGAAAGGCTGGCCCCTGTGAGCGCAGACCTGTCTTGCCCCGTCTGCGGCACCGAGCTGGACCTGGCTGTGCTGTTCGCCCATGAAGGCGACCAGCGCGCCATAGCCCGGTTGGCCGCTGTCAGCATCCCGCTCGGCGCCCGCTTGCTGCAGTACATCGCGTTGTTCACGCCGCCCAAGCAGCGGCTGACGGCGGCAAAGAAGATCAAGCTGATCCTGCAACTGCTGCCCGACCTTGAGCGCGAGGCCATCAGCTGGAAGGGCCGCGACTGGCCTGCGCCGCGCACTGCCTGGGCCATGGCCATCGACCAGATGCTTGCCGCCCGCGATGCCCAGCGGCTGGAGCTGCCCATGAAAGGCCACGGCTACTTGTTCGCCATCCTCGCAGGCATGGCCGACAAGCACGAAGACCAGGCCGAGCGCCAGCGCGAGCAAGACCTGCGCACCGGCCCCCGCGCCGCCACCACAAACGGCCCCAAGAGCGTGGCCGACCTGGTGCAGCAGCCTGCACCCGCCGCCGCACGGCCAGCACCTGCAGCACCGGCACCTGCAGGTATGTCCCCCACCGTCCGCGCAATGCGCCAACAGATCGAAGCCAAGAAAGGCACCCAGCAATGACCGCCGCCACTACCTCCCAGCTCAGCCGCGCTGCGCTGAACGACTACATCGAGAAGCACCTGGCAAACGCGGCGCGCCCACTCAGCCTGGCTGAAGTGTTCCGCGACGTGTACCCCGGCAAGCCAGCAAAGGATTGCGCGCTGCTGGCCCTGCGCAAGCGCCTGCAATACCTGGCCGCCGAAGGGCGCCTGCATAGCGACGGATACGGAGACGGCCGGACATGGAGCGGCATCACAGAGGCGCAACGCGCAGAGCAAGCCGCCCAGGAGGCCGCCCAGGCCGCGCCCGTCGCGCTGCCGCGCCGCGTCGATGTGATGTCCGGCAACTACGTCCCCGCACGCGGCCCGGCGCTGCGCGCTGGCGCCATGGACTTTCGCAGCTGCCCGAGCGTGGGCTACCGCTGCTGATTGGGGATGGCCATGCCAGAGAACCGCACTCAGCATCTGTCCGAAGTAACCGCACTGGCTCACCGCCTGGTTGACATCGTCAGCGAGCAGCCGACGCACCGGGTGGCGCTGGAAGCGCTGATCAGCGCCTACGTGTCGGTGGCCGTGTGCCACCCCTGTTGCGCCCAATCGGCCGCAGCCACGGCCCGCCAGATCGCAGACCTCATCGAAAAAAACGTTGCGCCTACGTCCGCAGGCGCGAACCACACCCACTGAACGGAGCCAAACATGGCAAACCAACCCATCCCGGCAGGCTACTGGCAAGACGCCAGCGGCAACCTGATCCCCGAGTCCAAGGTCAAAGACATCGACAAGCTTCGCCACCAGGTGGTAACCGACCTCTGCACGATGGCCGAGAAAAGCCGTGATGGCCTGGCCGACTTCAAAGCCCATGCAATGCAAGAGGTTGCCGCGCTGGTGTCCACCAGCATGGAGCAGTACGGCGTGAAAGCGGGTGGCGAGAAGGGCAATGTCACCCTTATCAGCTTTGATGGCCGCTACAAGCTGGTGCGCTCAATGCAGGACAAGCTCACCTTTGGCGAGCAGCTCATGGCCGCCAAAGCACTGATCGACGAGTGCGTGCACGAATGGGCTCAGGGGGCAAACGACAACATCAAGGCGCTGGTGAACCATGCTTTCCAGACGGACAAGGAAGGCAAGATCAACACCGGCCGCGTGCTGGGCTTGCGCCGCCTTGAGATCCGCGATGCCAAGTGGCAAAACGCAATGCAGGCCATCGCGGACAGCATCCAGACTGCCAGCACCAAGCCCTACGTGCGCTTCTACAAGCGCAATGACACCACGGGCGAATACCAGCCCATCAGCCTGGATGTGGCGGCTGTATGAGCGCCACCTATACCCCCCGCGAGGGCTCTGTAGCCTCCAAGGTAATCCAGTTCCTGGCAGCCAACCCCGATGAACAGCTCGACGCCGACCTGATCGCGGCCAAATGCGATTGCGACCGCCGCAATGTCCATACTCTGTTAGGCCCGGCCGTGCAAGCGTGCATGCTGATGCGCACCGAAGACACGGAGAGTGGCGAACTGGTTTACAGCGCAGGCGCGGCCATTCCGGTATTGGGCGGACAGCCCCCTGGTCGCGGTTTCCATGGCTGGCTGGAGCGCAAGGGCCAGGCATCCGCAGAAGGCCGCGCTCCGCGTCAAGCCGCCCCCCTCGCGACTACAGCGCCGGAGAAAAAGCGCTCCGCGCCCTTCTGGACCGACGCCAGCACGGTGCGTATCGACAAGGGCGTTCCCATACCCGGCCGTGGCACCAAAGCAATCGATTGGGCGCCGCTGCTGGGCCAGTTGGCAGTAGGCGATTCCTTTTTGCTACCCGCCACCGCCAAGTCAGCGATTGGAACTGCCATGAAGGCGTTCAAGGATTCGACGGGCAAGACACTTGCCAGCCGCAAGGTGGATGGCGGCATTCGCGTGTGGCGGATTGAGTGAGTCCCACCACAGACTGAACCACAAGCGCAACCGGCCGCCTTGGGGCGCGTAGGCCGGTGTGGCAAGCGGTGTGTGCCACGGCCTCTCCACGGGCTGCAACTGCCGCAGGTATCGAGTGCCACCGTGCTGATGCTCATCCCCATCACCACGGCACCTCCTCCCCGCAAGGGGCTGGCGCGGCGATACCCGGTTTCCGGTGTCCGACAACACCGGTTCTTTTTCACCTGGAGCAACACATGTTCGCAAACCTCATCATTTACCGCATCGCCCCCCAGTGGTCCGCAACCCTTGACCAGGTCGAACAGGCGCTTGCAAAGGCGCCCTTTGCCGAGTGCGGCGCCACACAAGAGAAGTCGGTGGGCTGGGTTCCGCCTCGTGGCGAAGCGCACGGTGCGCTGGCTGAGGCCGTGGGCGGGCAATGGATGCTGCGGTTCATGGCCGAAACCAAGGTGCTGCCAGGCAGCGCCCTGGCCCGCAAGGTCAAGGAGAAGGCCGCCCGCATTGAGCAGGAAACTGGCCGCAAGCCAGGCAAGAAGGAAACCAAGGAGCTGAAGGAAGAAGCCCGCTTGGACCTGCTGCCCATGGCCCTGACCAAGCAGGCCTCTATGTGGGTGTGGATCGACCCGGCCGCGCGCCTGCTGGTGCTGGACACTTCCAGCCAGGGCCGTGCGGACGAGGTGGTCACCCTGCTGGTCGAAGCTCTGCCCGGTTTGTCGGTGTCATTGCTCCACACCCAGACCAGCCCCCAGGCAGCCATGGCGCACTGGCTCAAGGAACAAGAGCCGCCCGTCGGCTTCACGGTGGACCGCGAGTGCGAACTCAAGAGTGCAGACGAGTCCAAGGCCGTGGTGCGCTATGCCCGCCACCCGCTGGACATTGAGGAGGTGCAAGCACACATCGACGCGGGCAAGCTGCCCACACGCCTGGCGCTGACCTGGGATGACCGCGTGTCGTTTGTGCTCACCAGTGAGCTGCAGTTGCGCAAGGTGCAGTTCCTCGACACCGTTTTCGAGGGCACGAAGGCCGACGACGGTGGGTTTGATGCTGATGTGGCCATTGCCACGGGCGAGCTGGTGAAGCTGATCCCTGACGTGGCCGAAGCGCTTGGCGGCGAAACGGGGGGGCAATGATGGATTGCCTTGCCTCTGTGGATCGATTGGGAGCGGGTTGCAGCCCCTCAAACATGCCGGTTGGTACCAGCGCTAGTGCTGAGGGTTCCAAGCGCTTGTATGGGCCGGATTGCGCTCCGCCCGATTTGCTGCATTTTTTGCGTGAGAGCCCACTGGGCGCCGCAACGCGCGCCCTGGGTATGGCGCATGGCACCGTGCACCGGCTTCGCCATGGGTACTGGCCCAGCGACCCCCGCAAGATCATGCAGGCCTGGAGCCGCTACAAGGGCCGCCGCAGCATCGTTGCGTCGTCGTGGTTCATCCGTAGGGTGCGGCCAGGCGGCACGGTGCGGCACGCGGGCCAGGACTACACAGCCCCCAGGCTGGCAGCGCGCACCGGGCAAATGCTGGCCGTGGCGCGGTCCAGCGACGGGGGGTTGATTGCGCAGACGCTGGAGCTGCCAGCAGAACGCATCCCGCTTGTGCCACTCGCAGAGATGCAACCAGCCGCCGCCCGCACCAACCAGCCCGCAGAAGCCCAATCATGAAAATCCCCGCCTTGACCCCAGCCCTCATCCTCTCTTGCCTGGCTGCGCTGTTCGGCGTTGCCGGAACCCTGTTGCTCGCCATGCCCGCATACCCCGGCTGGGGGTTCGGCGCGTTCCTGGTCAGCAACCTGGGCTGGCTCACGGTGAGCGCCTGGCAGCGCCAGTGGCCCCTGCATGTGCAGCACTGGGTCTTTTTGCTGTGCAGCCTGCTCGGGCTGTGGAACTGGTGGCTGAGCCCACTGCTGCTGGGGTGACCATGGCCAACCACATCGCCGCCATTCATGCGCTCAAGTCCAAGCTGACTCTTTCCGATGACGACTACCGCGCGCTACTGATCAACCTCACGGGCAAGAACAGCAGCAAGGCCATGAGCGCCACAGAACAGGCAAAGGTGCGCGACCACATGCAAGCCCTGGGCGAGCGGCTGGGGGTGGTAAAGCCGCTGCGCCGCCGCACGACCGGCCGCACGTTCGCCCAGGCCAAGGCCGAAGCCAGCCCGCGCGAGCGCAAGGTGTGGGCGCTGTGGCACCAGCTGCACCGTGACGGCCTGGTCCATGACACCAGCCCGAAAGCCCTCAACGCCTGGGTGGCCCGCACGGTGCATGTGAGTGCGCTGGCGTTCGCCAATGCGGCCCAGCTGGATACCTGCATTGAAGCGCTGAAGTCTTGGCAGCAACGCAAAGAAGAGAGGTAACCCATGCATGACATGTTTGACCGCCTTAACCTGACCGAGCTGACGCAAGAGCAGCTGCAACCGCTGGAGGCGCTGATGCCCGCCAGTTGGCCCGATGTGTGGCGCAGCTTTGCCACCAGCTACTACATCACGCTGCTGTCTGCGCCAGGCTCTGGCACGGTATCTGCGGCTGCGCTCGCCAGTCTGGCCGTGGCGTTGATGCTGGGGCTGGCGCAGGACGAAGGCGGTACTCAGCCCTACATTCCGGTGGGGGCCGATGTCATGAGCAGCGCCCGCGCGCGCCGGGTGGTCGAGCTGCTTGAGCAAGGGCAGTCGTACAAGCAGGTGGCCGACGAAACCGGCATCACGGTCAGCCGGGTGCGCAACATTGAGCGCGCTTGGCGCCGTGAGCAAATCGCGCTGCGGCAAGGCACACTGCCGCTAGACTGACCCTGTAACCCGCCCCCGCATATCTGCCCCGCCTGCCTCGCGCGCGCGGGGCTTTTTCTTTGCTGCAAATCTGTGGTGCGCGGCATTTGGGCTTGCACATCAATGGCCGCGACAGTAGCGGCCATGCCCTCCAAGAAGCCCGCCACCACTGCCGCATCCGCCGCCACGCTGCCTGCTGGCATCGAGATTTTCCGGCCAGGTCGTCACATTGATGACCAGGGCGTGGCGCACAACTTCAGCGATGCCGACGTGGACGGCATGGCCGCCAGCTACAACCCCGCGCTGCGCGAAGCCCCCCTCACAGTGGGCCACCCCAAGGACAACCTCCCGGCCTACGGCTGGGTCAAGGCCGTCAGCCGCAACGCAGATGGCGTGCTGGCCATCACCCCCCACAACGTTGAGCCGCAGTTCGCCGAGATGGTGGCGGCCAAGCGCTTTCCAAAGCGCAGCGCGTCCTTCTACCCGCCCCAGGCCCCCAACAACCCAACGCCCGGCAAGTGGTACTTGCGGCATGTGGCGTTCCTGGGCGCTCAGCCCCCGGCCATTGCTGGCCTCAAAGACATCCAGTTTTCTGAAGACGACGCAGGCGGCGCCGTCTCGTTTTCCGAACCCGTATCCGCCCCGTCAACCCCCCAGGAGTCTCTATCCATGACTGAAGCAGAAATCAAGGCGATGCAAGAGCAGCTTGCTGCAGAAAAGAAAGCCCGTGAAGTGGCTGAAGCGAAGGCCGTTGCCGAAGCAAACCGTGCCACGGCAGCCGAAGCCGCAACAGCATCTTTTGCCGAAAAGGCCCGCGCAGACCGCAAGGCCGGTTTCGTGTCCTTCGCTGAAACCCAGGTGGAAGCTGGCCGCGTGCTGCCCAAGGACAAGGCCATGGTCGTGGCCACGCTGGAAGTGCTGGCAGATGCCCAGCCTGTGGAGTTTGCCGAGGGCGACACCACCCGCAAGGTCAGCCCGGCCCAGTGGCTGCAAGACCTGATCGCCAAAGCAGAGCCCGCTGTGAACTTCGGTGAGTTCGCGGGCGGCCGTATCGCCAGCCAATCCCAGCCAGGCGCGGCCAAGGGCAAGAGCGACGCCGAGATCGACAAGGCCGCCCAGGACTACATGCGCCAACACAAGGTGAATTACTCCGAGGCACTGACCGCCGTCACTGCGTCGTTCACGAGCTGATCGCGCCTCGGTAGCACCACGGCACCCAACCCACCGCTTCTACACCTCACCAGGAACAGGCCACCATGACCATGACCCTTGCCGAGATCCGGCTCAAGCAAAACCCCATCCTGACCAACCTGCTGCTGGGCATGGGTCAGGGCAACTACGTCGCCGAGCAGCTATTCCCCCGACTGCCCCAGGCACTGTCCAGCGTGCAACTTGCGCAACTGGGTGATGAGCGCCTGCGCCGATACAACCTGCGCCGCGCGCCAGGCGGGCCAACGAAGCGCGTCAACATCAAGTTCGAGGGCAAGACCTACTCCGTAGAGCAATACGCGGTGGATGTGCCCATGCCGCGCGAGCTGCTGCGTGAGGCTGATGAAAGCCGCAAGCTGAACGTGGGCAACTACCTGGACGTGAGCCGCATCGCCATGACCACGGCCAGCGACATCCTTGCGTTGGACTACGAGATCGACGTGGCCACCCTGGCGACCACGGCGGGTACCTATGCAGCGGGCCATGTTTTGGCACTGGCGGGCGCCACTAAGTGGAGCGCGGCAACGGGCACGCCCGTTACAGACATCCGCGCGGCCAGCGACGTGATCCGCAAGAAGATCGGTCAGCGCCCAAACAAGCTGACTCTGTCGGCCGACGCAGAGAGTGCGTTGGTAACCAACCCAGAAGTGCGCTCTTACCTGCCGTCTACGCAGATGGGCCCTGCTACCCATGAGCAGCTCAAGGCCATCCTCAAAGTGGATGAGATCGTGGTGGGCGATGCGGTGTGGATCGACGAAACCGACACCGGCCGCGACGTGTGGGGCAACAACGCCGTCCTGGCCTACGTGCCCAAGATCGGCGGCAACGGCAGTGCAGACATCAGCCTGGCGCAGCCAGCCTTCGGCTTCACCAACGTGATCGAAGGCCACCCATTCGCGGAGACGCCGTACTACGACCCCGGCAGCAAGAGCTGGATCTACGGCGCCACCTACGAGCGCAAGCCCAACGTGGCCTACAACACCGCCGCGTTCCTGTTCACCAACCCGAAATAAACCGCCGCAGGGGCTGTAATTCAGCCCCACTTTTAGCAAGCGAGAACCCCCCGAGGCCGCAGTGCCTCGGGGCAGTCAAAGAACAAGGAATTTCCCAATGAGCAAACTGATTGCCTTGGTCGCCACTGCCGTCGTCGTCAACGGCGCGCGCACGATCATTCAGCCGGGCGAAGAGCTCCCCGAACTGAGCAAACACGACGAACGCGAGCTGCTGCAATCGGGGGCTGCAGAGAACCCCGCCGACACGGCCGCACTTGCCAAGGCAGACGCCCGCGCCACCGCAGAGACGCAGGCGGAGTTCCAGGCCGCGCGAGAGCGTGCATTGCAAGAGCGCGCATCCACCAATGTGGGCGACGGCAGCGACGTGGGGGCCGTATCGGCCAGCGCGGCACCGTCTGCCACGGTGGCCGATACCACCACGGCATCACCTGCTCCGGCGCCTGCTGCGACGGTGGCCGAGACCACCACAGCCTCACCCGCCCCGGCACCTGCCCCGGCACCCGCCCCGGTGGCCAAGCCGCCCGCAGCACCTGCGAAGGCCGCCGCAAAGACCGCCGCGCGCAAGTAAGCGCAGGGCACCGCACCCCTTAACTTCAGGAGCCAAACACAATGGCATCGCAAAACAACACTGGCCGCCAGTTTGACAAGCAGCACTCAGTGACCATCGTGGCCACGGCCGTGCTGGCTGCCCATCGCTTCGCTGCCTATGACGGCGGCTATCCCACCATCGCGGGTGGCGCCAAGGACTGCCAGGGCGTTACCGAGAACGCCGCCGAAATCGGCGAGGCCGTCAGCCTGACCACGGGCTACAGCGCACTGGTCGAGGCAGAGGCCGCCATTGCCTTCGGCGCCCTGGTGAAGGTGGGCACGGATGGCAAAGCCATCACGGGAACCGCTGCAGACCATTGCGGCCGAGCCTTGGGCGCAGCCGCCCAGGCCGGGCAGCTGTTCGAAGTGCAGCTCTACAAGCACGTTCACGCCTGATTGCCACGGGCGCAGCCTTCAATGATCTACGCCACTGTGCAGGACATGGTCAACCGCTTCGGCGAGCAGGAACTCATCCAGCTCACCGACCCGGAGCTGCAGGCCGTGAACGCAACCAAGGCCGAGCGCGCTCTGGAGGATGCCCAGGCATTTGCCGACAGCTTTGTGGCCCGCGTGTACCGCCTGCCGCTGACCGGTTGCAGTAAGCCCGCCCCCGTGCCCAGCAACCCTGGCGCCGTGGAGCTGGTGGCGCCACCCCAAATCACCCGCGTGGTGTGTGATGTGGCGCGCTACTACTTGTACAGCGACCTGGCGCCGGAGCACGAGGTTTACCTGCGCTACAAGGCCGCCGAGCGCGAGCTGCTGCAAATCTCCGAGGGCAAGGCGGTTCTGTCTTGCCCTTGGGGCGGAACCCCCGGCACCTTGGTGGCGGGCGATGCGCCCGGCGATGCCGAGGTGCACTACGGCTTCAGCCCCCGCCAGATCACCGACGACACGCTGCGGGGCTTCGCATGAGCACCAGCGGCCAAACCGTTGAACAGGGCAACAACTTCATGGCGCTGGAGCCGCGCCTGGTGGAGCTGGTGCGCAGCGCCGTCCAGGGCATGAGCCCGGCCGTGCATGTGCTGACTGCGGCAGACCTCGCTGGTGTTGCAGAAAGCGCCCAGCACACGCCAGCGGTGCACATCGTTTACGGCGGCTATCGGGTTGCCCAGGACTTGGGTCTCACGGTGCGCCTGGAGCACACCTGGCTGGCTGTAGCGGCCGTGCGCAACGTGGCGAAGGCCCGCAGCGGTGCCGCCGCCCGCCAGGACGCTGGCCTGCTGCTCGCCCGAGTTACCGGTGCGCTGGTAGGCGCGCAGGTGCAGGGCGCAACGAAGCCCCTCGCATTGGTAACCCCGCCAGGGGCCAAGTACTCCGCAGGGTTTCAGTACATCCCCTCGGCCTTCTTGGCCGAGACCGTTTTCCACAAGAGTCAACCGCAATAGGAGCCACCATGGCAGCAGTCGAAATCACCAAGCGCACCTACGCCCCTAGCGGGCTTGTCGGCAAGTTCTACATGGCGCCGTCCTCTGCGCCCGGCTTGCTCGAACCCATTGGCAACGTGCTGGAAGCCAGCACCGAGCAGACCGAAGAAGTGGAAAAGCAGCCAGACATGACGGCTCTCGGCGGCGGCACCCACGCCGAGATCCGCCGCGTGACGGGCGTGAAGTTCAAGGCCAAGCTGGCTGATCTGAATATCGTGAATTACGCCCGCGCGCTGCTGGGCACGGTGAGCCCAGAGGATGCGGGCACAGTGACAGATGTGCCAGGCGTTGTGCGCCGTGGCGCGCTGATCCCACTGCCACACATCAACATCACCAACCTGGTGGTCAAGAAGGGTACGGACGTTATCGCGGCTGTGGGCAACTTCGACTTGCTGCCCGAGGGCATCTGGGTGCGGGCTGACGCCGTGGGCTTGGCTGATGCTGACGCCATCACCTATAGCTACAGCTACGCCGACCAGGTTGTGATCGAAGCCTTGACCGCGAAAGCCCCCGAGCTGCGGATTCGTTTTGCGGGCCTGAACGAAGCCGATAGCGGCCGTCCCGTGGTGATGGACATGTGGCGCGTGAGCCAGGGTGTGACCAAGCAGCTCTCCATCGTTCAGAAGGGCTTTGGTGCGCTGGACATCGAGGGCGAGCTGCTGCAGGACCCCTCCAAAGTGGGCATCGGTATCAGCCGGTACATGCGCACGATCCACGTCTAAGCCTTCCCCCCAGTACAGGGCCGCCAGCCGCTTGGGCGGTGCGCGGCCCTTTCTACGTCCACCCCCCACACAGCATGGCCAACGAGAACAAGATTGACTACACAGTCCGCGTCAATGGCGAGGGGCTGGAGAAGTTCAACAAGACGCTCGGCACCACCGAGGATGCCACCAAGGATCTCGGCACAGCGGCTACCACGGCCGGTGCGAGCGTGGACAAGCTCAACGCCTCGGCCGACAAAGCCGGGAGCGAACTCGCCGAGCTGGCCAAGTCTGTTGAGGACAAAACCCAGGCGATCAAGGCAGCGCTGCAGGTCGAGCAATCGGAGATCGAACTCCAGCGCCAACACCTTGCGGCCAGCCAGGCTGAGCAACAAGCCATTCTGCAGACCGCCACCGCACGCGGCGACGATGCAGCAGCCACGCAGGCGCAAAACAGCCTGCGGCAGATCGAATCTGACCAGCTCACATTGGTTGCTCGTGCGAAACGCGCTGAAGCTGAGGCCGTTCAGCAAACCACCGATGCACGACGCGAGCAGTTGGCGGCGGTAGGCCCGCTCACAGCCGCCCAGGCCGGGGCGACGACAGCCGCAGAGAACCACGCAAAGGCGTTGCGCGTGCAGGCCGATGCAGCTGACCAGGCATCCCAGCGCGCCCGCGATCTGGGCCAAAGCTCCGGCCAGGTAGGCCGGGAGCTGGCTGCGCTCAAGGGCGCTGTGGACGCAAAGACCGCAGCAATCAAGAACGGCCTGCAGGTCGAGCAAAGCGAGATCGAGCTGCAGCGCCAGCACCTGGCGGCCAGCCAGGCAGAACAGCAGGCCCGGCTTCGCGCTGCCCAAGTCAAAGGCGATGAAGCGGCAGCAACCCGTGCCAGCAATGCCCTCGCTCAGATTGAATCCGACCAGCTCGGCCTGGTGGCCCGCGGTAAGCGCGCAGAGGCCACGGCTACCGAGCAGGCCACTGCCGCCCGCCGTGAGGAACTGGCCGCCATTGGTCCGCTGAGCGCCGCCCATGCTCAGGAGCTGCAGGCCGCCGAAAACTACACCCGCGCCCTGCGTGTGGAGGCCGCTGCCGCCGACCAGGCCGCGCAGCGCGCCAGGGAACTGGGTACCGCCCACCGCAGTAGCGCGGGCGCTACAGACCAGCTCGGCGCGCGCGTCACGAACCTGACCGGCCTGCTGGGGCAGATGGCTGGCGCATTGGGCGTCGCCTTTTCTTTCCGTGAGCTGGTCACCGCAGCCGCCCAGATGGAGCAGTTGCGCAGCGGATTGACCGCTGTCACTGGCGACGCCTCCAAGGCGGGCAAGGAGCTGGAGTACGTCCGCACAGTAGCCTCGCGCATTGGTGCTGACGTCAACGAGGTGGGGCGTGCGTTCCTGAGCCTTTCGGCGGCTACGAAGGGCACCGCCGTAGAAGGCGAGCCAACCCGCCAGGTGTTCGAAGCCGTGGCCACGGCCATGGGCAAGGCTGGCAAGAGCAGCGCTGAAACCTCTCTCGCCCTGCAGGCGGTCGCGCAGATCGCCAGCAAGGGCGCGGTGCAAATGGAAGAGCTGCGCGGCCAGCTCGGTGAGGCATTGCCTGGCGCGCTCAACGCGGTTGCCAAGGGCCTGGGCATCACCACAGCGGAACTCATCAAGCTGGTCGAAGAGGGAAAGATCGCCTCCAGCGACTTGTTCCCAGCCCTGACCAAGGGCCTGAATGAACTTTACGGTGCTGCCGATGGCGCCCAGACGCTGAGCCAGGAGCTCACCAATGTCAAGAACGCCGTCACCGATATGGCGGCGAATATTGGGGATGCGGGCGGATTGTCTGCCCTCAAGGTGGCAGCTGAGATTGCGCAAGGCGCCATCGTGGGCCTGGATGCGGGCTTGGTGGCGGCAGGCAAGAGCATTGGTGTTGTCCTCGCGGCCCTCGCAAATTGGGATTTCTCGGGCCTGAAACAGGCTTTCGCGGACATCGAGAAGGAAGCAAAAGACAAGGTGCTGAAGGCGGCCCAGCACAACGAAACCCTGCGCAACTCGCTGAAGAACAGCGGAGACCAGGCGGTGATCACCGCCCTGGCGCAGCAAGAGCTGGCCACCAAGACCGGTGCGGTCAGTGCCGCCGCCCTGGCAGGTGCGAGCGACTTTGTGAAGCTGCAGAACGGCTATCGCATCGTCCGCGAGTCCATCGTGGAACAGATCGCTGCCCAGGAAAAGAGCGTGATCGCGCGGGATGCCGAAGGCAAAGCCGCCGTGGCGCTGGCCGCCGCCTTTGGCACCGAGGCCGAGCAGCGCCAGGCCCAGGCAGCAGCAGCTGCTGCCAGTGCGGCCGAGCAGGAGCGGCTCGCAGCTCTCAAGCTGCAAGAGCTGGCCACCATGCAGGCCGAGCTGAAGGCGCTCCAGGATGAAGTCGCGCAGCGCGGGCTGGCGGACGAAGCCAAGTCCAAGCAAATGGCCGAGCTGGAAAAGGCGATCGCACTGCGCCAGCAGGAAACCGATAAGGCCGTGGCCCAGGCGGGCGCCAGCCGTCTGATGGCCGAGCAATCCCGTGCCGAAGCCGAGGCGGTGCGGGACAACAGCGGCCGGGTGGATGAGCTGCGGGAGGCCTATGAAAAAGCGCGGGCCAAACTGGAAGAACTGCGCGCGGCCAAGGAGGCGGGGCTGGCAACAACCCGCGAGTTCAAGGACGCAGAACTTGAGGCTGGCCGCGCAGCCCTGCTGTACCGCGATGCACTGTCCGACCAGGTCAAGGCGATTGAGGCCAAGGCCAATGCCCAGCGCGGCAGCATCGACCTGGAAGCGTCGGCCGTACAACTTGCCATGGCGCAGCAGCGCGCCATCTATGAAGTCGCCCGCGCCAAGGGCGATGAAGCCGGTGCCATCCGCGCCGCCAATGAACTCCGAAAGCTGGAGATCCAACTTGCAGAACTGTCAGCCAAGGCCAAGCGTGCCGAGGCCGAGGCAGCGCTGGCCACCGTCGCCGCAAAGCGCGCCGAGCTGCAGGCCAGTGGGCAACTGACGGAGGTGAAGCGCCTTGAACTGGACGCAGCCGAGAAGGCCGCCAGGGTCAAGATCAAGGAGGCGGAGATTGCTGAAGTGACTGCCAAGGGCTTGAAAGACCTTGCAGACGTGCACCGCACCTTGGGCACTGAGGCAGGCCGTGCAGTCGGGGGCATTGAGGCGATGACGGGAGCGCTTGGGCGCCATGGCCAGGCGGCCAGCACTGCTGCTGCGGCCGTACAGGCCCTGTATGACAAGCACCGTCTCGGCTCCTTGGAGGAGTCCAACAAGGCGATCCAGGACGCTCGGGACACGCACACGGGCAACGTTGCCGTGCAGCAGGAATACATCGACGCCCAGGTGGCCCGCCTCTTCGGCGAAAACATGGTCGGTGACAAGTTGGCCGAAGAGGTCTACCAGCTAGGTGTGCGCACTGAGCAGTATTTCAAATACGGCGGTCCCACATCCAAAGAGGGCTTCGCTGAAGCGAACGCGGTCAAGAAGGCTTACGAACGGGCGAAGGCGGAACTTGAGGCCCGGATGGCTAAAGAAAGCCAGAAGGCACTGGACTCCTCGGCGGAGGACGAAACCCCGGATCGCCCCCGAACCACCGGTGGCAGATCGTCTGGCGAGAGCACGTCCGGCGGGCGGGGTTCTTCGGGCGTTCGCTCTCCAGGTGGCAGTAGCGACAACGCCGGAATCGCGCCAGGCTATCAGGGCCTGGGCTCCAGCAGCGGATCGGGCTCCGGGGGCGGCGGCAACGGTGTCGGCGTCAGCCCAGATGGCCCGACCTTCATCAGCAACGTCACGATTCCCGGCCTTGGCAGCGCCCAGTTCGAGTTCCCCGACTCGGCGAGCCAGCAAAGGGGCACGGACCTGCTCAGGCGGCTGGCCGCAGCCAAGCGCACGGCAAACCGGTAGACCCCATGAGCACTATCACCCTTACCTACAACGGCGTCACGGAGACGCTCAGTGATCGCCTTCAGTGGACCGATGAATACGACTGGAGCCCCGTGGAGCAAGCCACTGGCTACAGCACCGAGGGCGCTCTGCTGGTTGACCAGGCCGAGAAGCTGGCAGGCCAGCCCATCACGCTCGATGGCGAGTCCAGCCAGGCCTGGACCCCTCGCGACCAGTGCGACCGCCTCAAAGCGTGGGCAGCACTTAAAAACATTGAGCTGGTCTTGGTGCTGCGAGGTGTCGCGCACCAGGTCATCTTTGACCACGCCAAGGGCGGCTTCACCGCCCGCCCCATCTGGAAGCTGATCGACGGCGAGATCACGCCCGAGCTGCTCTATGTCCCCACCTTCCGTTTCCTGAAAGTCTGACCATGTCCATCGCATCCGGCGACATCAAATTCTTTGCCTCCAAGAACATGACCGACACCGCGGACGGCGGGGGCGGCCCGACCGGCGTTGTCATCCCCGATGGCGCCAGCAACGCCATCTTCCCGGACATCAGCGAGCTGGACCGGGCCATCGGTCGCGTGAACATCCGCCAGGCTGTGCTGGGTGTGACCACGCCGGACACGGACACCTACCTGGGCGCTCACGTCATCATTGCCGCGCCGCCGAACGACCCGCGCGTGTCGGTGGTGATGGTGAAGGTGGACAACCTGTTTGCCAACCGCGACGAGATGAAGCGCCGCATCGAGAGCTACCTGGCGGGCGGCTCCTCCTACCCTGGCTACTTGTTCGGCGACATGCTGCAGGGCCAAAGCTCCATCGCAATTGCGCAGCGCGAGGGCGTGCCCTTGCCCAACATCGGTGATCGCCTGGTGCTGCGCAAGAACTTCGGCTTGCCAGGCCAGGTCGAGCAGTTCGTGGCCGTCACATCGGTCAGCAACCTGCTGCGCATCTTCTCGGACAGCGCCGGTGACTTCCTGCGCAACATCGTCTCGCTGGGCCTCAGTGATCCGCTGGAAGCCGACTTCGACGGCTTCGACGCCATGCGTATCGACCCCAGCGCCGAAGAGATCAAGGCCCGCACCAGCATCAACGAAGCCGTGGTTGCCAATGCCGCCAGCTTCTACGGCGCCGTGCCGCTGGCCGAGCCCGCCAGCATTGGCGACTTCACGGTGCGCGCCACCACCATCCGCGTGCCCATCGTCCCCAGCGCACAGGCCGAGACGCCCATTGCCGACGCCAGCACCAACGGTATGGCCTATGCCCTGGTGGCGGCGGGTGGGCCGGTGGTGCAGTCGGTGTTTGCCAACTGGTCCCCCAACCAGTCCCTGTTTGTGGGCGGTAGCCTGCTTCCTGGCAGCGTGTCTATCGAGCGCGATGGCATCACGATCATCGACAAGGGCGGGCGGCTGCTGCAGGCTGGTGCCGAGGTGGGCAGCATCGACTACGACAACGGTGTGGCATCGCTGTCTGTGGATGTGTTTGGCGCGGGCGCAGGATCGCACACGATCACCGCAACCCCCGCCGCTACACCGCAGGCCGCGCAGCGCTCCTTGGGCATTGCCATCACGCTGCAAAACCGTGCCCTGAACTACGTGGTCACCATCGTTCCCCCCGCACGCCGCAGCCTGGTCGCGCACTACCTGGTGGCGGGCCGGTGGTACACCCTGCGCGAAGACGGCTCGGGCGCCTTGCGCGGCCTGGACGCCTCCTATGGGGTGGGCAACATCAACCGCACCACGGGCACCCTGCAGCTCACGCTGGGGGCCTTGCCCGACGTTGGCAGTGCGCTGATCCTGCAGTGGATTGACGAAGTGACCAGCCAGGCGCTGAGCAACACCACCTTGCGCATGAGCACGCGGCTCTACACGCCCCTCAATACCTCCGGGGCGGCCTCCGACGCACCTGGCGCACGCCCCATCCAGCCGAACAAGCTGAAGATCACCTGGAACGACGGGGCCGCCAAATCGGCATCGGACGACGGCAATGGCGTCATCACCGGCGATGCCACGGGTGTCGTGGACTATCAGCGCGGCGTGGCACTGCTGGCGCCCGATGCGCTGCCCGCACCCGGCACGGTCTTTACCCTGAAGCAAGAGAACGCGCCGGGCGTGCCCGCCAGCGGTGCCATCGCGGTGACCAAGACTGACATGGTGTGGACCACTGGCGCTCCCGTGCGTACCTCCACCGTGGGCGCGACCATTGCGGCGGGCACGGTGGCGTTCGACCTGCAGATCGTGGCAAACGGCACGGCCACGGGCCTGCCTGCAGGCGCGCAGCTCTACCAGTCCCGCGCGCATGGAGACAACGGCCTGCGTACGTCTGTGAGCATGAAGGTCAATGTCACGGACGATGGCACCGGCAACCTCAAAGCCCTGGGCCAGACCATCGGCTCGGTGAACTACGGCTCGGGGGTGCTCAGCATCAACCCCGCGCTGTTCAGTACCGCTGCGATGACAGGGTGGCAGGCCCTGTTGGTCGCCACCGTCGACGGCACCGGCCAGAACTGGCTGCTGATGGGTGGCCGCCTGGGCGACTACGCAGGGGCAGGCTTCACGTTCGATGCCGACTGCACGTTCAATCCGTTCAACACCCTGGTTTACATCCCGGGCACAGCCTCTACCGATCCTATCGACCCGGTGTCCGTCACGGTGGACTCCTACATCAATCGGGTGTTGACCCTGGCGGATGGGTACACGCTGCAAGGTGTGTCTTTCGAGCTGGCGGGCGGGCGCCTGCTGGCGGCCAACACCGGGGTGCTGCTGGGCAGCATCAACCCCGCGACCGGCGCAGGGGTGCCGGTGGGCACGGTGAGCGCAGCCCTGGGCATGCTCGAACTCACCACCTGGACCCCGGGCACTGCCAATGCGCTCGCCGAATGGCGCGCGGTGCAGGCGCCCCCAGTCTCTGGCTCGGGGGACATTTCCGGCAACACGAAGGTGATGTTCCGCACCGCCACGGCGCCGCTGCGCCCGGGCAGCTTCTCGCTGGTGGGCGAGATGGAAGACGGCACGCCCATCAACGTGACGGCGGGCACCAACGGCAAGATCGACGGCGCCCGCGTCAAGGGCACCATCAACGTTGACAACGGGGTCGTGGAGCTGGTGTTCTGCAGCCCGGTGCCCACCAGCCTGGGCACCGCTGACCTCTCGTACATGGGGATTGCCGGGGTGGGTGTGGTCGACTTGGACACGGCCCGTGCCAGCACGCTGCGCTACAACGCGGTGGCCTACACCTACATTCCGCTGGATGCCTCCATCGTGGGCATCAACTCGGTGCGCCTGCCCACCGATGGCCTGGTGCCCGTGCATGCGGCGGGCCGGGTGGCCGTGGTGGGCAACGTGCAAAAGCTGGCGCCCGCCACCGTTGCCAACGGCGACACCTTCGACTGCGGCCGAACCCGCCTCTCGCGCGTGCGTTTGCTGGGCCATGACGGTCTCACGATCAACACCGGCTACACCGTGGATCTCGAAACCGGCCTCGGCTCCTATACGAATGTCACTGGCTACAGCCAGCCGGTGACCGTGGAGCACCGCATCGAAGACACGGCCCTGGTGGGAGACGCGCAACTCAGCGGCCATATCCGCTTCACACGCCCGCTCACGCACAACTACCCGGTGGAGGGCACCTACGTCAGCAGCGCTCTGCTGCTGGGCGACATGCGCGCCCGGGTGTCACTGAAGTTCGACCAGATGAGCTGGAACGGCATCACCTGGCTGGACGCCCTGGACGGTGATCAGGCCCTGGCCTCCTACAACGACACGTTGGCCCCTATCGAGGTGACCAACGAAGGCGCCCTGACGGAACGCTGGGCGCTGCACTTTGAGGTCAGCGGCACATCGTTTCGGGCCGTCGGCGAGAGCGTCGGCGTTATTGGCACGGGCTCCACGGGCGCCGATTACGCACCCATCAATCCCAACACCGGCGCGCCGTATTTCACGGTGCGTGAATCAGGGTGGGGCGCGGGATGGGTGGCGGGCAACGTGCTGCGCTTCAACACCGTGGGCGCCATGGCATCTGTGCCTCTTGTGCGGGTGATCCAGCAAGGCCCTGAATCCGGCACTGACTACTCATTCTCTGTTCTGGCGCGCGGCGACGTGGACCGTCCCTAAAAAGGCACTGCAACATGACTTCTCCTGTCGATACCTCCGTCAAATGGGCACGCAGCAGCATGCCCGGCGCGCCCACGCTGCCCCGCACGGCCGGTGCGTTGATTGCCCTGCTGGACGCCCTGCTGGTCAATGGCTGGGGCCAGCAAACTGCGTCCAGCGTCGTCGTTGCGGGCGGCGTGGCCACGGCGACGTTTCCGACCGACCACGCGGCAGCAAAGCATGCTGTTGTTCTGGTGGACGGCGTAACAGGTGCCCTCACGGCTTTAAACGGCGAGCAGAAAGTGACAGCCGTGGCGCCCAACGTCATCAAGTGGGCCACGGAGGCAGCGGACGGCACCGCCACGGGCACCATCACGGTCAAGATGGCACCGGCCGGGTTCAACAAGCCTTTCTCTGGCACGAACCTCGCCGCCTACAAGTCGGCCCATCCAGCCTCGCACGGTCAGTACCTGCGCATCAACGACACCACAGCGAACTATGCGCGGGCCGTGGGCTACGAAAACATGACGGCGATCTCCACAGGCACGGGCCTGTTCCCAAGCGCTGCGCAGCTCAACGGCGGCTATTACTGGGGCAAGGATGAAGACCCGGCAGGCACCGGCAATGCGCCTTACCTTTTTGCATCGGACGGCCGCACGTTCTACCTCTGTGTGCAGTCGTCTTTCAACTACTACAGCGGGAACGCGCGGGCTCATCAGGCATTGGTCTTCGGTGACTTGGTTCCCGAGAGCCCGGGCGGTGACCCGTTTGCAACTGTGATTGCTGGCGGTGTAGACACCAACTGGGCGGCTGCCGGGGGCACCTACGTCTGGGACTACTGGTCTTCTGACTATCTGGTCGCAGTTCCACGCGGCGTGTCGGGCGCCGGAACCGCCGTGCGTGGTGCTACCCATTGCGACCTCAACTTGGGCTTCCTCACAGACCTTCCGAACCCCATCACCGGCGCGATACCCATGGGCCGTGTGCTGTATCACGACACCACCGCATCGTTTCCCCGAGCATCGTTCCCTGGTGTGCAATTTGGGCCATGCCCCAGTGCTGAAAAGCTCATTGACGCGCACGCAATTCTGGACATGCCGGATGGGCGGTCGTTTGTCTCGACGTTCTGCTTGTCGACGGTGAACGCAAACTCAGGTCTGAAGGCGGTGTTTATTGATATCACCGGCCCCTGGAGGTAAGCCATGGCCGCCCACAAGTATTGGCGCGCTCTGGCGTTGACTGCCGCCACCCCCGGCACCTTGGAACTCTCGGAGTTCCATCTCTACAACGGCGCTACCCGCGTCGATGCCGCCGCCACACTGACTGCCAGTGCCGCGCCCAGCGGGGCGCTTGCGAATCTGAAAGACGACAACACCGGCACCGGCTGTTATTGGGCGTCGGGTGGTGAGTCGGTAGTCCTGACCTGGACTTTCCCCACGCCACAAAATGTGGATGGAATCGTCGTCGGGGCAAGGACCACCATTGCGCGCTGGCCCACTGCGCTGCAACTCCATGGCGGGGATGTGACCACGGGCACCGGCCCAAGCCCGGAGTACATCGAGCACCA